TCCGTCCCCAACTCCGCATACGCAGTCCCCGCCGTCGCGCTCGCATTCCCCGCGAAGGGGTAGGTCAGCACGTCGGCGTTGCGCGTCACCGCTGCCGTAGTCGTCGGAATGTAGGAGGAGGCGAAGGAGGCGGCTTCGAGTTGAGCGCCCCATGCATATAGACCTAATGTGCCTCCGCCGTTTGTCTCAGAGCCGATATCAACTTCTAACCCAGTCCCGCTATCAGATGTACCGACTAATGTACATCTCCACCAACCGTTAGGATATGCAACCGCTGCAGCACTTACAAATGTCCAGCCGGTTCCAAACGCTACCGCAGAAACCGTTGCTCCAGTTAATAGATTTACTCTGAAAGTAACTCCATTTGCGTGGGTTGCTCCGTCGATCCACATTCTTCCTAACGTTAGTCCGTCTGCTTTTAAAAAACATGAAAACGAATACGTAATAGCAGAGGCTGCTTTTGTAAACGTTTGGGTAACTCGTCCGTTGGCTGCTGCGGTGACAATTCTATCTGCGGTTGCGGTCCCGTCAGGAGATGTAGTTGCGTCTGTATCGACAGTAGCTGACGACGCAGGGATAGTCCACGTCGTCGCAAAGTCCTCGCTCTGCAAGCACAGGTTCGTCCTCGCCCCTTCGGCCAAGTAGCCGCCATACACGCCAGTTGAGGGGTCGTAGTAGCTGCGTGGAACGCCAGAGGCGACGGAGACAATCAAGCCCGCAGAGTTGACCGTAGTCGCCGTGGTGGCGCGGGTGAACGTGGCGGCACCCTGACCAACCCCGAGAAGCAAGTCAACCTCCCCCTCCCCCAAGTCCCGCAGCGGCAGATAGAAATCAGGCTGATTCGCGGCGCGTGACGTGCCGATCGGCCAAGTCACGCCACGGGTCAACCCCCGGGTGATCGGGCGGGTGGGGAAGGGGATCATGACTTACTCCTTAGGCGCCAATGCCATAGACCGAGGCGTACAGGGCATCGGGCGAGGAACCACCCGTCACCGCCGCCCGGATTTCCCCGGCGGGCAGTTCAAACAAGCCCGCGCCCGCTGCCGTCAACGTCGTGTACGGCCCCGCGTCCGCCCAAGTCCCGTTGGGGAGCTTGTGCTGCAGGCTGACGGTCGCGCCATCGAAGGTGCCCTCCGCCGCGAACTTGCCCGTGCCACCGGGCCAGATCTTCGACGCGCCCGTTGCCGCTTCATCGGAAAGAAGGTCCAGCCTACCCACCATTGCGCCCATATCAGCCTCCTAGTAAAGCTTTAGTTGCGGTTGTGGGGAGTCCAGCACCTTCGCCCCCGGTAAGAATCAATGAAGCTCTGCCCCTGCGACGACGACCCCCGGTGAGAGGGTCGAGCGACCCGCGTGCCGCTTCCAGCAGCGCGGCAGCATTCGCCTTTGTTGGGACTGCCGGGATCGGTTCCCGATCGGCCTCGCCCCCGGGCAATACTTCTTCCTCGATGGGCGTGGCGCTGAGCGAATCAGCGGCAACGCCAAGGGACGCGGCTTCGGTCGCTGAAATGCTGGCCCCCGCAGCAGGGGCGACAAACCACGCCCCAACCGCCGTCCCCGCCGCCCGCCCGATACGGCGATTTTCTTCCTTCCGGGAGAGTCTTTCGCCGCCCGCGAACATGTCGAATCGTGAGCGTTCACCCTGCTTGTATGGGTTACTGGATACGTTCTCAGCGGTGGCTGCGTTGATCAGCGCCCCCATCGATCCGGGCAGATCCTTCTCGACCTTCGATATGAGTTGAAGGCCGGGGCTGTACTTCTTGATCTTGCGGAGTACCCCTCTAATCGAAGCCATGTCAGCCCCCTAGAATGTCATAATCGGAACTTGCAAACTGCTGCTTCTGGCGTGCCGCCAGCACCTTCGGGTCAGTCATCACCACCCGGTCTTCCCCGCCCGACACACAGTCATACTCGAGCGCTTCGCACACATGCGAGAACTTGTCCTTCTCGGGGACGTCGCGGTAGCGCTCTTCCCCGGCGATCTGGAGGCGGCGACGGTGATAACCCCCTGCCATACCTTTCCTCAAGGTCGTGCAACGCGTGTGTATGGCGATGCCCGGTTCCCCGTCCACCACAATCTTGAGCAGGTTTGCCACGCCCTCGCGCCTGCGCACCGGGTCTTGGGTAGGTGCCGGTTCCGCTGTGGGAAAGCCGTTGGCCTTCATGATCTTGAAGCAGGTCGATTCCTCAGGAGTCACCGAGTCGCCTGACGGGTCGCCACGTACCGATACCAGCTTGATCCCTGGGTACTTCTCGGCCAGCATTTTGGCCAAGTCTTGCGCGAAGGTCACGATGCCGAGCCGCTCCGACACATATTCATCCTGCACCAGCCAGCGCCCGTTCCCGAGCCTTTGCGACATGGTGGCGGCGGGCGTCAGGCCGAAGTCCAGCCCGATCCTGAACCCCACCCCCGGGATGATGGGGAAGGTCTTGGAGTGGAACGAATCCTTGTACTCGGGGAAGATCGGGAGTCCGTCCATGACGAACCCGTACTCCCCGTCCACGTATACCTTGATAAAGTCCTGTGACTTGCCCGCCATCAGGAATTCGTAGTACCCCGGTCGCAGGTTACGCAGGTTCTCGGCCCCGCCCGTCCTGCCGCCCGGTTGCGCGTAGAAGCTGTAGAGCTTCTGGCCTTCCTTCAACACCCCCTTGGCGCGCAGCAGTTCCTCGGCTTCCTTGACCGACTGCAGCACCTGCCGGTTCTTCTCGTTCGACGAGTCGCCTTCCGCGATGACGAACCACCAGTGATCGGTGTCCGGGGGGTTGGTGTCCATCATGATCTGGACGTTATCGCACCCGCCTTGCCACATGGCCGGGTATCGCCCGACGCGGCCCGTCAAGCCGTCGACCACCGCCTTCGGAACTTCCCGGGCCTCGTTGATCCACGCGTCCGACAGTTCCATACCGAGCAACTTGGTAAGGTCATCGGGGCGGTCGAGCGCGACGAAGTAGACTTCCCAATTGATCTTGTTCTCGTTGTCGATGATGTGCTGCATGGGCGGGCCAGCTTCCCGCCAGCGGCCCATGTGCTTCGGCACCCAAGCGTGCCACGAATTCATGGTGGTCGTGCGCAGTTCCGGGTAGGTGTTCCGGATGATGGCCGTGCGACGGTAGCGCCAGCCGTCCGGTGCCCGCTTCTGCGTCTGACAGTTCTTGATCAGCTTCATGATGCAGGCGGTCGACTTGCCCGAGCCGAATGGCCCGCGTATCCCCGTCACGAACGATTCGTCACGCAAAAATGCCCGGGCGACCGGGCCGGGCGGATAGTAGTGTATTTCCTTGTCGACGCGCGTCGGGGAGCCGGACACCTTCCGTGCCCCGTCCATCCGTGAGCCGATTTCCTCAGTGGCGGACTGCATTGCCCCCACCGGCCTGCGTCGGGATGCCGTACTCCTTCACGGCCCTGCGCCCGCCCTCGCGCATGCACATGGCCACCAACTGGTGGAGGAAGTTCATCATGGCGCGGCGCGACTCTCGCACCCGGGAGGCACCCGGGCCGATCAGCAGCTTGTGCGGCTCTTCCCCACACATGGCGTCCGTGAACTTGCTCATGGCTTCGAACATCTTGTTGGTGGGGGTAACGTCCATGTTAACCTCTGACTCCGCCCGGGGCGGGTGGCTTGGTGAGAATTCTGGTGGCCCCGCCTTTCGGCATGTCGCCATTGATCAGTTGCCGCGTGGCCGGGTAATTCTTCGATCGTTTCTTCGCTTCGTCTTCTGCCTCTTTCACCGTGTCATACTCCCCGGTGCCGGGGATGCGCTCGCCCGCCCTCTTGGTCTTGCGCCCGTATACGTTGACCCATTTCCCGGATCTCGGGTCCTGAACCGTCTCGGACTGCTCGTGACTCACGTTACTTCCCCGTCAGGAACGCGGCGGCGGTCTTAGGCTTGCCCGTCTGCGCGATCAGTTGCGCGGCGCTCTTCGGTGCCTGCGCGGGCGCGGTACGGGGGGCTAGTGCCCCTTTCTTGAGTTTCTGCATCACTGGTGCCTTGTCTGCCACGGTACCCCCTTGTAAATAATTACCGGTCAGGGACCTATGATTGGTATTCATAGGTGTATATGTAGATTGAAGGGCGACACGTCCACGGGCTTGCTGTCTCCGTCGCGCCACCCCATCTTCGCTTTCGCGTAGAATATCGCCATGCGGGGATCGCCCTTCACAGCCTTGTTGATGATGGCCCCGCCGACTGCCGCATCGATCCGGGCCTTGCCGAACGACAACTCCTTACCGTAATGCTGGCGCAGCAGCCCGGGCCGAATGTTGAGCGTCACCGCTATCTCGTTCTCGTCCAACCCGGTCGCAACCATCTGGGAAACGAGCGCGCGTACGCGATCCGTGGGCTTGTGCGGGATGACACGGCCCTGCGCATCCCTGCCCGCCCGCGAAACGGACACGGTACGGGTCTGCTCGAGAAAGGAAGAAGGAAAAGGGGACTCGGAGGGGGGCGTATTGATAGGTGATACGGGTTGTAGCGCTTGGGACGGTACCCCCCGCGTGTCTGGCAGGGACCCGCGCGCCTTGGCCCCCACCCCCCCTTCCGGGTCCCTTGCATGTGCTTGCCCGTCCGCGCGCGTTTTCTCCGCGCTCGCGCCTTGACGCACGGATCGACCGCCCGCGCGCGCTGGTTTCTGCCGCCTTGCTGAGTTAGCGCTCACTTACGCTCCTCTTCCCGCTGGCTCGCCCCCCGATCCCGGGCACCCGACCCGGCCCCACATGTGGGCGCACGGGACGCATCCTAGCACGCGCGACCCCTCCCCGTCCAGCCGCTTCCCCGCTGTAAGTGAGCGCTAACCTTCACCCCCGTGCCGCAAA